GAAGAGTCGGCGTCGGACGGCGATGATATCCATCGGGGCAGCTCCAGGCCTGCCGATGGTGAAGTCTTGCATGATGGTGAGGTCTTGCATGACGACAGGCGCGCTCCTGTCAGTTTGGGGCGTGCGACACCTCCGCATCAGAGGATACCCGCCGAGACTGCCAACTCCGCAACAGCGGCCAGCCTTGCAACATCGATAGATGCAATCGCCCCGGTCATCCAAATACATGAGCCGTCGCTGTCAATGGCCAGCATCTCAATATTCGACGTGCCGGTTTCCATGACTGAACCGTCCGCGCGATCGACGGCGGTGCTACACCCACAATATACCGACTTGCTGGCTCCGCTAAACGGGCCTCTTAGCCCAGTGCCGGAGACCTATGTGGCTCCGCCCACTTCCGGCGCCGGGCCGGCATCTGATCCGGCGCACCTTTCGGTCAATGAGCCCAATTGGGCCGTAGCAAAGCATAGCGCAGAACCGCGGCGGCACGCCGTTGGCAGAGTAGCACCGCTCACTTCCCATCGTTATTCGCCATCGGTCACGCCTACATGGGCATCGGTCCCTACCGGCCTCCCCGGTCGGTGCAGCTGCACCAATCGGCGACATTCGAACAATTGGCGAGGCTACCGAGCGATCAGAATCCCCTGACGCTCGATTCACACAAGGCCAGCCGTCACCTGGAGGCTACGAGCCACGCGAAGGCATAATAGTCCTCGATGGTGCCCGCGTCGGTCGCTGGATGTTCGATCGGATGGCGAAGTATGCATCCCGCCCAGCCGCTGGGATAACCGGTATAGATCCACGCATCAGCGCAACATATCCCGGCGCTCCGGCCGATGCATGAGCAGGTAAAGGGGCAAGGTGACCTGTATGCCTGATATCGTGCTGCTGCTCGGTCCCGTTGCCTTTCAGGACTTCGAGATACCTTCTGGAATAAATTTCGGCGGCAGGCAGCGACTCGCGTTGCATCGTCTGCCTGGTGGAGCAAGAATCATCGATGCACTCGGACGAGATGATGCAGAGATCAGCTTCTCAGGCATCTTTTCCGGATCGGATGCCACGCTGCGCGCTCGTAGTCTTGATGAAATGCGGGCAGACGGCATGACATTCCCCCTGATGTGGGACGTCTTTTTCTACACGGTCCTGATCAGCGACTTTCACGCCGATTATCGCAATGGCTGGTGGATTCCCTATCGCATCACGTGCACAGTGCTGCGTGATGAAGCTTCCTCGCTCATTGGGCAGGTCGTCTCGCTGGCAGCCTCAGCTCTCTCAGATATTGGCACTGCATTTGGGTATGCCGGAGATGCCGGCATCGACCTATCGTCGCTCCAGACTGCCCTGGGAGCGCCAGACGCTACCGTGCGTGGAACCGCGGCGTATTCGGCGACTCAATCCAGTCTCGGCGACGGCCTGTCCGTTGTCGATGGTTCGATCGATGCCGCCAATGCCCGGCTTGCGACCGTCGATCCCGCGGGAGCCGGGTCGTCGACGGACGGCGCGGCGAGACTGATCGACGCGACCGACGCTGCCGGGCAGCTCAGCTCCCTGACCTGTGCAAGTTCCTATATCCGGCGGGCTACGATCAATCTGGCCAACGCAAGTACATAGTCATGAGAACCCTCACGGTGGCCGGCGACAATCTATTCCGCATCGCTGCCGAGCAGCTAAATGATGCGACACAATGGATACGCATTGCTGAGCTGAACGGCATCTCCGATCCGATACTTTCCGGAGTGACAACTCTGCTTTTGCCGGCGATTGACCGTACCGCCGGAGGTGGCGTTGCCGCCCAATGACTCACCGATGGGGTGGCGTGCACCACGATTGCGCGCAATTGCCAACGGGGAAATTCTCTGTGGTGCCATGGAAGCAGAAGTAGTCTCCAACAATCACTATGCGGCAGATCGATTCAGTGCTTCGGTGGCACTCGGGATCGATCAATGGGCCGACATCTCTTTCTGGGGCGGCGAACCTGACATCCTGCTCGAGGTACAGTTCAGCCTCGATGGCGGCGCCTCCTTTACCAGCCTGGTACAGGGTGCCGTCGACAGTATAATGATCGATCCCACACTCGGCATGGTCCATCTAGAAGGCCGTGATCTCACAGCTTCGCTGATCGAGACGCGTACCCAGGAGACGTTTTCCAATCGGACTGCGAGCGAAATCGCATCATTGCTCGCCGGTCGCCACAATCTGGCGCAGCAGGTATTCGCAACCACGACACCGGTCGGTCGGTATTATCAAGACGAGCACGATCGCATCACTTTGAATCAGTTCAGCCATTCGACGACCGAATGGGATCTTCTCATCTTCCTGGCGCGTCAGGAAGGGTTCGACGTGTTCGTTCAGGGCCAGACGCTCTATTTTCAACCTGCAACCGAGCCGACCGAAATCGCGGCATTGTTTCAACCAGATGATCTGATCGATTTGAAACTCGAAAGATCCTTGACCTTGGCACGAGATATCGAGGTGGTGGTAAAGAGCTGGAATTCGCGCCAGAACAGCGCGTTCGTACAGCGTGCACGTGCCAACGGCCGCTGTGTCTCCGGCAAGTCTGCAAGCCAGCCGCAACAGTATGTACTTGTTCGACCTAATCTGACACCCGATGACGCGTTGAAACTTGCGCAACGGACATTGGCCGAGCTAACGCGACATGAGCGCACGATCGGGATGACCGTTCCCGGCGAACTTATGTTGACTCCACGGAGCATTATCATGCTGGAGGGGACCTGTTCGGACTTCGACCAGGCATACTACATCGACGTCATCGAACGGCGGCTCCACCAAACAGGCGGGCTCACCCAGCATATTCGCGCGAAGAACACTTCTCCACGTACCGAGACGACCACGCCCGCGGATTTGAGTGGTCACGGTGGGATTTAGCACATGGAGCGGCTTCTCAACATTGTTAAGCAGCACGCTGGCGCATTGGATCAAGGCGGCAGTCAGCCGCGATTCGGCACGGTCACCTCGGTCAATCCTGTAGCTGCGACGGCGCGCGTAACACTGCAGCCAGAAGGCGTTCTGAGCGGCTGGTTGCCAGTACTCTCACCCTGGATCGGCGCCGGATGGGGCATATGCTGCCCCCCGTCACCGGGCGATCAGGTCCTGGTTCTTGCGCAGGAGGGTGATGCCGAGCACGGCGTCATCGTCGGACGATCGTTTTCCAGCACTCAGAACCCACCGGCCACACCAGTAGGTGAACTTTGGCTGGTCCATAGCTCCGGCAGTTTCGTCAAGCTGCAGAATGACGGCACAATCCGAATGCACGGCGATCTTCATGTGGCTGGTGACATTTACGATTCGCAGGGCTCGTTGTCCCGGCTGCGTGGTCACTACAACGACCATACGCATTCGGACTCCCGCGGAAGTGCAACGTCTGTAACCAATCAACCGGACTGAGCCTCATGGCAGACGCCTTCCACCAGTGGGGATCCGATCTCGCGACCGGCTCAACCGGCGATATCAGCACAATCTCGGGCCAACTACTCGGCCAGCAACGTGTCTTGCGGCGACTTTTGACCAACCCTGGTGAATACATCTGGCAGCTCGATTATGGCGCAGGGCTGGCGCGCTTCATCGGTCAGCCGATCAGTCCACTGCAGATAAGGGCCGTCGTCCGAAGCCAAATATTCAAGGAGTCGGCAGTGGCCAGGCAACCCGAGCCGGTGATCGATGTGCAGGTATCACCCGGCGGAGCAGCAGGCACTGTGTACGTCTACATACGTTACGTCGATGCACACAACCGACAGACACAGGCTCTCTCATTCTCGGTCTCCGCATAGATCATGCAACTCTCACTTCGCAACTTCAATACTCTCGTGCAGAACATGGCTGCCGCGGTCGAGGCCTCGGCAACGCAACTTGTTGATCTGAGCGTAGGCTCGACGTTGCGCGCAGTCCTGGAGGCAAACGCTTCCATTGGCCTGTGGATGCAGTGGCTCATTCTGCTGGTATTGCGAATGACACACGCAGCCACGAGCAGCGGAGGTGATCTCGATAGCTGGATGGGCGACTTTTCACTGGCGCGGCTTCCGGCCATCGCCGCCACCGGCATCGTCACGTTCTCGCGGTTCACACCGACCGTGGCGGCCTTGATACCCGCTGGTGCGTTGGTCCGTACAGCGGATGGCACGCAAACATTCGAAATCAGCGTGGATACGTTGCTGACGGCATGGTCGCCCGCCAGCAATGGCTATGTCATCGCATCCGGTGTCGCCTCTCTCGACGTACCGGTCGCGGCCCAAACTGCGGGAAGTTCAGGCAATGTGCAGGCTGGCACTGTTACCTTGCTTGCATCGGCTCTGCCCGGCATAGACTCCGTCAGCAACGCGAATGCCTTCCAGAACGGGTTGGATGCCGAGACTGACGATGCATTCCGGAGCCGGTTCTGCAATTTCGTTGCGAGCCGCTCCCGCGCCACACCACTTGCCGTCGGTTACGCGATCTGCGGCATTCAGCAAGGCCTGAATTACACGATCCAGGAAAATCTATACCCCATTGGTACGCCATTCATGGGCAGGTTTGTCGTGACAGTCGATGATGGCTCCGGAAGTCCGTCAACCGCCTTGCTGTCCACGATCCAGGACGCCGTAGATGCGGTTCGACCGGTCGGGTCGATCTTCAGCGTCCGACCTCCGACAGTTATCATTGCGGATGTATCATTTACGATCCAAGTTGCCGCCGCAACGGCCAAGGGCCCGATCGCGGCACTCGTCGGTCGTGCCGTCGGTTCCTACATCAACACCCTGCCGATCGGTGTAGGGCTTCCTTTGACCAGGCTGGCACAGATCGCCTATTCGGCAAGCCCCGCCGTAATCAATGTCAGTCAGCTGCTCGTCAACGGCAGCCCATCTGACATCACTCCAACGGCTTCCAGCGTGATCAAAGCCGGCATCATTGCGGTCAACTGATATGACAGGCGATCAACAAGACATGCTGTCGCGGCTCCGGGCGGTTCTGCCGACAGGGTGGTTCCCTGACCAGGCCCCAGTGCTCGATGGTTTGCTCAACGGACTGGCCAGTGCGGGAAGCTGGGCCCATGGGCTGTTGCAATGCGTAAAGGCACAAACCCGGATCGCGACTGCGTCCGATATCTGGCTCGACATCATTGCGTCCGACTTCTTCGGCAGTCGGGTCATGCGGCGGAATGGCCAGAGCGATGAGACATTCCGTAGCAGGATCCAACGCGAATTGTTCAGGGAGCGCGGAACGCGCGGTGCGATCATTGCAATACTTACCGACCTGACAGAACGCGCACCCATGGTGTTCGAACCTGCGCGACCAACCGATACTGGTGGCTACGCATCCATCGGTGGCCCGGGCGCCGGGACAGCGTATGGCGTTGCGGGTGGCTGGGGCAATCTTGGGCTGCCGTTTCAGTGCTTCATTACTGCATACCGGCCGATCGGCAGTGGCATCGCCAGTATTGCCGGCTGGGGTGGGAACGTCGGAAGTTACGGCCGAGGCGCCATTGAATATGCCAGCTTGGAGATGGTACAGGGCCAGGTGACGGATAGCGATATCTACGCTGCTGTCGCCGATGTACTGCCAGTTGCCACAATCGGTTGGACCAGAATTACCAGCTGAAATCGATCCTGCCGACCTATATGAGGACCTCATGGACAGAAGCCTGGTTTATCCGGGAAGCATCCCGCTTGACTCCGATCTTCTGAATGCCAACCGCGATAGCATGATTGCGCTGGGTTATCTGGCGCAGGCGGTACTTGGCACCAATGTCGTGGTTGATGGGCTCCCTTGCGCTCCGACTGCCCCGGCGTCGCTGACAGTCATCATCGGGCCAGGCAGCATCACCCAGGTCTCGGTAGTGGATGCTCTCGCCTATGGGTCGCTGCCTGCCGACATGACGGATCCGCTGGTCAAGATGGGGATAAATCTTGCGACGACCCCTTTCACACTCGCTTCACCCGCGACATCCGGCCAGTCCATCAATTACCTGATCCAGGCTGCATTGCAGGAGAGCGATACCAATCCTGTGGTGCTGCCATACTACAACGCGGCTAATCCGGCACAGCCCTATAGCGGACCGACCAACTCGGGTATCGCACAGAATACGCGCCGTATTCAGCGTGTGCAGTTGCAACTCAAAGCCGGAGCTCCTGCCAATACCGGCTCGCAAGCTACCGCTCCAGTGGACAATGGCTGGGTCGGTCTCTACGTGGTCACGGTGTCATACGGTCAGACCGTGATTGGTGCGGCTGGTATCACGCAATTGGCCACTGCCCCCTTTCTCAACTGGAAGCTTCCGGCGCTGCGGCCCGGCTTCGCGACCGGGGTTCAGACCTTTCTTATTTCCGGCAGCTTCACCGTGCCATTCGGCGTGACTCAAGTGGAAGTCGAAGTGTGGGGCGGCGGCTCAGGGACATTCGCCTCGGTCAACAGCATTGCGAGCGGCGGCGGTTCAGGTGGCGGCTACGCACGCAAGCGCGTCACGGGTTTGATTACCGGGCAGACCGTCTCGGTGGTTGTTGGTGGTGGCGGCGCCGCCGGCATCTCGGGTGGCTCGGCACCAACGGCAGGTGGGTCCTCCAGCTTCGGTCCGTACGTCAGTGCCACCGGCGGAAGCTTGAACCCACTCGCCAACGTCGCAAACCCACAGAATGGCGCTACGCCGAGCGGTATCGGTGTGGCTGGCGATGTCAACTTCGCAGGTTCTGCGGGACAGGCCGGCATTCTGAATCAGGGTGGGCTGGGCGGCGGCGCGCCGATGGGCGGTTGTCAGAACAGTGGAACCTGGGGCCTGACGGGTGCCTTTCCGGGCGGTGGCGCGTCCGGTGCCGGAACCGGCGCGAACAATACCACGTCGTATAACGGTGGCGCGGGATCACCTGGTCTCGTCGTGGCGAGATGGTAGGAAAGCCAATGAAAACGTATGCCCGGATTCAACAAGGGTTGGTCGCCGAAATGCTGAAAACCGATGGCGACATAACCGCCATGTTCAATCCTGCCCTCGACTGGGTGGACGTCTCGTCGGAACCAAGCGTAGCCGACGGCTGGATATTTGATGGGAAGAGCTTCACCCCACCTCCCGCCTCGCCGACGGTCGTGCCAACTCCGACAATCGCAGAGCTGCAAGCGCAGCTCGCCATCCTCAGCGCCCAGCTTGAAGTCTTGTCCAACGAAGGATGAGAGCCGGCTGCTGCCGCTCGCATCTGCTCACCCTTTCAAGCTTTTCGCTCAAATCAGGAAACCGGCATGCCAACTCCAGCAACACATGTCTGGAAACCCAGCAACGCGCGAACTGTGGTACTGGACGCGTTCATTCCAGTGCCGCGTGGGTCAGCGGCCGCCGCGCCGCCGCCGTTGAACTGGCCGACCAAAGATCCCATTGACGTGCTGGATTACCAGTTCGACATCACGCCCGCAGTCGTCGGGAATGACGGCGATGTCATTGCGACACTTGATGTGTCCATCGAACCGAACAACCCCGGCGATCTGAGTTTGCAAAGTGCCACTACCGACGGAACCGTCGCGGTATTGTGGCTCGCCGGCGGTCAGGCGGGCACAGTCTATACCGTGACATTGGTGATTGCGACCACGAACGGCCGCACCATCCAACGAAGCATTCTGTTGCCAGTGGTATACTTATCGGTCCCTCCGGTACCTCCCAACGCACTGGTCACGAATGCCGGTGTTGTCCTTACCGATCAGAATGGCAATCCCGTTTTGACGTCTCCGTGACATCCATTCCGCTTTCGCGGCGTACCGTTCGCTACCTCTGACCTGTATCCATTACAGCCCGCGCAGGAACACCGCTGCGCGCGCGGGAGTTCGTCTCGATCATGCCAACAATCGATCAGCTCGCACCTGCCACGGCTGCGTCGGATAGCGATGAGCTTCTGGTCAGCCAAAGCGGCATTGCACGCAAGATTACCCGAGCGCAGGTCCTGGCGGGTGTCCAGTCACAGGTTGCGATTAGCGGCGGGACACTACTCGGCCGCCAGACCGCCGGCACAGGCAGCCCGGAGCAGGTCGCCGTCGGGAATAATCTCAGCCTAAACAACGGCACACTCTCCGCCAGCGCGACACCTTTTATTGTTGCATCCCTGCCGGCCGGCACCGTGCCGGGAAGCGGTGACTCGGTACCACTCGGGCAGGGAGGGACCAACGCAGCCGTCACTTACGGCCAATTCATGAGTGGCCTCGCGTCAGTAGCGAACATCGACGCGACACAGCTCCTTGTCACACCGACCGGGGGAAAGTCGCCGACCAGGCTTGGCGATCTGGCGGCTAACACACTGTCGCTCGCAGGCGGAACGTTGACCGGCGCTCTGACGCTGGCCACTGATCCATCTTTGGCCTTGCAGGCTGCCACAAAGCGATATACCGACACTCAGGTAATGACAGCACTGCCAAAAGCTGGCGGCGCATTGTCAGGCGCGTTGACCCTGGTCGCCGATCCCACCACGGCATTGCAGGCTGCCACCAAGCAATATGTCGATGGACAGGTGGCGTCTGCCGTACCGAAGGCCGGCGGCACACTCACCGGGGCACTTATGTTGGCTGCCGATCCCGCCGGATCGCTGCAGGCAGCAACTAAACAGTACGTGGACACGCGCGTCTCGCGCGGCGGCGACACACTCACCGGCTCGCTGATCCTGGCGGCGGATCCGTCCGTATCGATGCAGGCAGCAACAAAGCAATACGTGGATGGACGCATTTCACGCAGCGGCGACACGCTCACCGGCGCCCTGATACTGGCTGCCGACCCGACCGCACCCTTGCAGGCGGCGACCAAGGAATACGTCGACGGCCAGGTCGCGAATTCATTGCCCAAGTCGGGCGGCACGCTGACCGGCGCTCTGACGCTGGCCGCCGATCCCACGCTGTCGTCCCAGGCCGCAACAAAGCACTACGTCGATGTCCAGTCTGCTGTGTCTCTGCCGATCAGCGGCGGAACTTTGACTGGTGCGTTGGCACTTCCCTCGAACCCCAGCGCTCCATTACAGGCGGCAACGAAGCAGTACGTCGATGGCCAGGTTGCCTCCGCTGTGCCGCTCAGCGGCGCAACGCTCACCGGGGCACTGACGCTGGCCGGGGATCCCGCTTCTCCGTTGCAGGCCGCAACCAAACGCTACGTGGATGCCGCCGCCGGCGGTGGTGGTGGCGGCGGCGGCGCGACCGGTGAACTCAATGTGCGCTCCTCCCCCTACAACGCACAATTCAACGGTGTTGCGGACGATACCGCCGCATTCAAGGCCGCATATCAGGCAGCGGCCGCCGGTTCGGTGATCTACGTCCCGAATGGCGTTACGGTCATGCAGAACCCCAACAACTGGGGAATACCTACGTCGAAACGGGTCAAGTGGATCGTCGATGGCACGGCGTTGCCCGATGGCACTTCGCTTGCCGATGGGATACCGGGGGGCAACGGACCAGCAAGCAACTTTCTGCCCGGGACCGTTGTCGGTAACAGCATGCAAAGTGCTGAGTTTTCTCAGAGCGGCTCCCAGCCCGATGATTATGCCGTTCTCCACACGTCCTACATCGTCAACCATACTGGCGGCCCGACTGGGGGCGCCGTCATCGCCAACACGCGCACCGATACGATCATCTATAACAGCCCCAATAACTTCGTCTGGGGTGCGGTCGACAGGCTGCTATGGTGCGGCTCGCAGACACCAACCGCCAGCAGTACTGCCGAACACGTCGCGCGCTACGTGCAGACCATCCGGCAGAACATCGGTACCGATGCGTCGGGCAAGCCGTTGCCACAACCGAATCTCTGGTGCGCGTGCTTCGAATATCGCGACACGACCGGCCAACCATCCAGTTGGGCCGCCGCTTCCCTGACCATTGAGATGGACTGGTTCGGCAACGGTCCGGATGATGCCAACCGGCGCCAGATTCAATCACTGGTCGTAGGCCAGGCAAATGCTTCGGGTGCGCCTGTGGAGATCTCCACAGTTATCGGGATCTATCTGGGTGGAGGATCCACCGGACACGCCTATCGGGTCTTCAACGTCAATATCCCATTCTCGATTTCAGTGCTGGACACCACCAGTGCCGAGCAGATGCCGGGCGCCGCCGCCATCCGCATGGCCGCTGGGCAAGCGATCGCATTTGAGGCCACCAATACCTGCCGGCTCTCCTACGACAGCAGCACGAACACGCTGCGTTGGAACCAGGGCACATTGTCCTTTCCTATCGGGAAGGGCATCACGGTCGGTTGGATGAACGTCTTTACCGCCAATGCGACGCTTGAGAGTTGGCTGTCAGGCAATTTGATCTTTCTGGTTGGCGGTGGTTCGCCCTACACCATCACCCTTCCTCCGGCGAGCGCTGTCGCCGCCGGCACCGGCTTCACATTCACTGTGCTGGGAACTGCACCGGTGACGATTGCGCCCGTGGGAGGCGACGCGATCGACAATGGTCCGGTCGTACTGCGACAGAATGATCGCTATCACATCATCTCGGACGCTGCATCCACGTGGCACGACCTGTTTCGCACCAACTCGGTTAATCCCCATTTCACCGGTCCTCCGGTGCTGCCCTCGTACACCGTCGCGTCGCTGCCAGCCGGGCCCGGGGCTGGAGCGACTGCCTTCGCGAG